TAAAACCTTGAAATCCATTTTCAGCCAACCCAAGTGAAGCAACCAATCCCGCACTCATACTATCAAATGCATTTGCAACAGATCCGCCAACCAAATCTGCGGTTTCTTGAATTTGCTCCATTGACATCCCCATATTCGTGAGTGCCTCACGTATTTTATTGACCTTTTCAACCTCTGGCTCTGCGGGAGGTAAACCAAACCCGCCAATCATACTATATTCGGATGATGCTTGTTGTGGTGCGCCACCACCGCCGCCTGATGTTCCTTTTGCGGGTGCAGCACCGCCACCACCGCCAACGTTACCGATCAATCCAGTAACCAATCCCGAAACTTGATCTTTCACGTTTGTGAGTGCGCCTTGCACTTGTTCAACTGTTTTCTTTTCAAGTGTTGATCCAATTGCATCACTCATTGCATCGGAAAATGTTTCGCCAATTTCAGTTGCAGCATCGGCAACAATTTGCGCATCATCTTTGAATCCGTTTTCAATGACATCACTAAATGATCCTTTAAATCCCTTTTCGGAAAATTCTTTGATTACATTCCACATTGTTTTAAATGTGTTTACTAATCGCATCACTTGCGCTTTCGCTGCAATAAATACTGATGCAAAAACCGCTTTTAATCCAAATATGGCTTTGCGAAGTATTTCAGATCCATTATATAAATCAACAAATTGATTGTACAAACCAACCACAACGGGCAACACTTCACCCCAATTTTTATATATAATAAAGGCAACACCCGCCAATGCGGTTGCAACCAATCCAATTGGTGAAAGTAATGCGCCAACAACAGTTATAAGTGTACCAATCAATGTAATAATAGTTGGCAATACAACTGCAAATGCGCCCAATCCTAAAATAAGTTTTTGAGTGCCTTCATCTAAATTGAAAAATGCGTTGAATACGTTTTGAATAACTTTTGAAACTTCTTGAAATATCGGTAAAAATCCAGTGAGTAAAGTTGCGCCAAGTTGTGCAAATGATTCCTTTGATGAATTCATTGCCTTGCGAAGTTTAAATTCAGCGGATTCAGCGGTTGCATCGAATGCGGTTTGCGTCATTCCCATTGTTGAATTCATTCGCTCAAATATGCCACGATTCACATCAACACCTGATCCCAATAAATCCAACACCCCTTTCAAAGCACGAATGTTTGGGAATACGACTTGCGCTGCATCTGCATTGGAATCAAATGCGGTTTTCAACGTGTTTAATGTTTCTAATAAACCCTCATCCTTGATTTGTTCTTTCAATCCTGATGATGATAATCCCATCGAATTTAAAGCATCCTCCGCTTGTTTTGTTGGTTTCAATAATCCTGAAAGTATGGCATTCAATTGCGTTGCACCACTTGCAGCATCCGTTCCCGTTCGGCTCATTGCAGCAAACGCAGCACCAACCTCGTGGAATTCAACACCCATATTTGATGCAACTGGCAAAACAGATCCCATTGCACCCGCCAAATCCTCCGATGAAAGTTTTCCCTCACGCACCGCAGCGGTCAATACATCTGTTGCTTGTGATGCGCCAAGTGTATCCGATCCATACGCATTCATTGCGGAGGTTGCCAAATCTGCAATTGTTGCGGTTTCACCTAATCCAACCGCTGATGCTTTTAATGATGCCTCCAATGTTTGCATTGCCTCATCACCACGCAATCCCGCTGATGTAATAAAAAACAACGCTTCGGCTGCCTTTGATGATGAAACACCAAATTCATTTGCCATTGTTTTGGCTTTTGCGCCCATTGCATCAACTTCATCACCTGCGATTCCAACAAGTGATTTAACCTTTGTCATTGACTTATCAAAATCCGATGCCATTTTGATTGCAGCACCACCCGCCAATGCCAATGGTAATGCTAATCTTGTTTGAAGTGATTTGCCAACTTTGGTTGTGCTTTTACCAAAGGATTTTAACCGCTTTGATGCGGTTTTGAGTGTTGCATTTAATTTGGATGCATCCCCTAAAAGCGTAACCCTTAACTCATTATTTGCCATCCGTAGAATTTAATTGTAAAAATACAAAAAACCTACATCTTTAATTTTTTATTGAATGTACTGGCTTTTACCTTTTTCATAAACGAATCATATTGATCCCTTGTAGATTTTGGTCGCTCCTTTTCCATTTTGGCATAAATATCTTGTGGCAATGAAAATAACTTTTCAGGATCAATCATTTGTGAACGTTTTTGTGCATTCACATTGTACACCATTGCAGCCAAATATCGAATGCGTTCCCATTCCTTATTATGGTTGATGTAATATGATTCACCCAAAAGGTGATTCTCCTTCCAAGTGTTTCGCCAAAAATTATCTGGATTGATGCCCACTTGACCGATGAAATAATCCATCAGCGTATCCCAACTAAGTGTTTCGGGAGTTAGGGTTGCGTTTTTTTTTCCGTAGATTTTACCACATTGCGCTTCACACCCATATTCAGATCATTTCCAAGCACTCGTGATTCCATCATTGCGTTCACAATATCCTCCAATTTTTCCGCTTGTAAATCCTCAAGCCACATTCCAACTTTGAATTCATTGTAGTCAATTTCGTTGCCTTGTTCCTGATCATTCGCAAGTATTGCGGAGTAAATAAGCGCACGAATTGTTCCAAGTGAAATCCCCTCTGTAAATATATCACCGATTTTGTCAAGTGAAATTCCAAGTGAATCAGTAAAGTTTGCCCAAAAGTTCATCGAAAAATGCAAAGTGCGCATTTTCCCGCCAAGTTTGATGGAGTAGTATCCCCGTTGTTTGTTTGCCATAGTAAAAAAATAAGTGAGCGCAACTCCCTCAAATTGCGCTCAATTAATTATTGTTTGTCTGATGCGTCTATTTGCCCAGTCAATGTGATTGATCCTGAATATGAAACTGGTGATTCCATTTCCGCACTTTGTTCAAGTGATGAAATAAAACCCTCCGCAGTGAAAATACGATCACCCGTTGTTTCAGTTCCGAATACACAAGTTAATTGTGTACGTGCCAAAAGGAAATCAGCTAATTCAGTAACGTTTGATGAATCATCATAAGTTACTAATCCATCAAATGAAATTTCACCGCTCATTACACCTGCGATCACTTCTTGAAATCCGCTTGAATCTTTTGTTGTTGCTTCTGGTAAGTCAGTTGATAATGTTAATGAGCAAGATGTTGTATGCCCAAGATTTGTTCCCTCTACTGAAAGTACAAGGTTTGTTCCGTTAAATACACCCGTTGTTGGCATAGCTTTTTAATTTTTTAATTCTATACAAATATACTATATTTTTTTAATTCAATACAATCAAACCAGTTAGTGAAATATCAACTGAAAAGGATGTTGTGTTTTCGACTTCGGCAATTTGTTCCACTGATTCAATAAAACCTTCACCATTGAAAATGAGTTGTGAATTTAATGAATCTTGAAAATAAAACTCTGCCTTTTGCCTTGAAAGCATCATTGTGGAAAGTTCCTCAAAGTTTAATGCATCTGAATAATCAACTAATCCATCAACAACAATTTCCCCTGAACGTACACCCGCAATCACTTCACGAAAACCATTGGAATCTTTTGTTGTGGATTCTGGCAAATCAACACTCAATGAAATTGCAGTTGATGATGAATGCCCAAGCACTTGTTTTTCATCCTCAAATGTATCACGAATGCAATTGAGTGCCTCCATAGTACCACTATCAGCACCAACTCTTTCGGCAAACAATGCTACCTTTGGATCAATGTCGCTTTTATATAGCAAAAAACTTGATCCGTTGATTAAACCCATTTTTTATCCATTAAAACTCCATCCCGCAAAGGTGTGAACTCCATTGTCACCCTCTTCAAGTGTTATTTCTTTTGATGCCCATCCATAAGGAAATTGAATTTCAGTTTCCGCAGGTGTAACAATTTCACCATTTTCATCTAAAACTTCTGCTTGTGTTTCAACAGTTATTTCAGATGCTCTCCATAGTACATCAACAGAATAATTTACCGCTAAAACTGGAGCGGTGAGTTCATTGCCCTCTTCATCATACGTGCCTTGTTCAACTATAGGATGCCCTAACTTAACAACAGTATGGTTGTGTGATGGGTGTTCGTTCCCTTCCTCATCTTCTTGGTGTGGTAGAGCAGCTATTCTTGTTTCTGCTAACTCTTGAGTTTCAAACTCGTACTTCTTAAATATATATTTCATTTTATTAAATTAACTTGTTAATGCTGTTAGTTCTGCTGGTGTTAATGCGGTGTTGTAAATTTTATAATCCTTTATCTTTCCGTAAAAAATGTTACTTACTAATGCGTGATTACCAAAGCTAATCTTACTTAAATTATCTCCTATGACATTACTAATTGCATCAGCATCTATCTGTGTTCCGTTTATATATAAATAACCATTTGACGCATTAAAAGAAGCTGCAACTTTATTAGTTTGAGTAGTATCTGTATTTGGTGCTGCAATACTAAAACCTGTTGTGCCGAGAGATGAAATTGTAAACGTAGATATTTGATTACCAGTTAACTGTAATACAAACCTATCTGTACCACTCCCATCGTTTATAGTTATTGCTTTGGTTTCACTATCATTTGCAAGTGATTCTACTTCTAAATAAAAAGCCATTGCTTGTCTATTAAACAAACTTGTAAGCATATTATCTTGAACTAAAGTTTCCCCACTTCTTGTTACTGCACTTCCTAACGTTGGTATATACGAAGTAACGTAGTTTTGTGTCGCACTTGCTTCACATTGTAAACCGAAAAGATAAACTCCGTTTGTTCCGTCTAATGGAACAAAACTTATGTTGTCTTGATTTGCAACTCTAAATCTTACTGCGCCTACTGTGTCGGTTGTTGTTTGAAAAACAATTGAACACCTGTACCAACCATTCCCGTAATCTTCAATTTTAGCAGTATGTTTTTCACTAATAGTTCCTAAAGTTCCATTTTCTATATTAAAATAACTACTACCATTTGCAGTACTGTCAAATCCTGAAGTAATTATGTAGAAAAAATTATTAGATAATGCTTTTTTTACAAATATTGAAACTATGTTATTGTCATTAGAGTTTACATTTGAAGAAGTGTAATTTACACTCACCGAACCATTACCACCGCCACCATTGTCTTTAAGAAGCCAAGCGTCGTTTGCTCCGCTTGGTGATGTAGCTTGGTTTGAAGTTAAAAATGAGTTACTGTTCGATGGATTATCACTTTGATTAAATATATCTCCTTGCGTAAAGTCGTTAGAATATGTAGAAGTATTCTGACTTTGTGGCTCTAATAGCAAATGCCCTTTAGTGTTGTTTAGAAAGTCAATTCTTGGCTTGTCTGTGCTTACTGTTTCGATTAAACCTTGCTTGTTTACCCTTGTTGCGCTTGACGCTCTGTCAAAGTCAAAAGGTAGTGGTTTGTAATTGTCGTTTTCGGCATTATACGCAAGTAGCTTCTCTGTCTTTTGCGCCCAACTGCCATTCCCTAAGTTAAATGTATTTGCCATATTTATTATATTGTATATTCTAAGTCGTTTGCCATTTGTGTAAAGCTAACCCAACTTGTTAAAGTTTCCAACTCTAAATCTGTTAATGCTTCTTTAAATACTGAAAGTTCTTTTGTTTTACCGTAAAAGTCGTCTGCACTTGATGAGCTTTCAAAACGAAGTTGGTTCAACGTATTAGTAAATGTAAAGGTTTGACCCATTATAATAACTTCAGTTCCATTTACAAAAACAGAACTTTCGCCTGACTTGTATTTAAAAGCAACTTTGGTAAATTCAGTAATGTCTCTTACTGTAAAATTCCTAAATATTACAGTTGCATCATTTGCCCTTACCTGAAAATTTAATTGGTTTGAAAGGTTTCTATAAGTAATTCTAACCTCATTATCATTCGAACCATCACTTATTGAAATATTTCTAAAGGTTAAGTCATCTGCTAAAGCAGCAATCTCCGCATACAACACACCCTCACTATCGTTAAACAGATCAGCATTACCACTATTGTTTGCTACATCAGCCGAGCGTGTTACGATTGAACCTGATGTGGGTATGTAAGAAGTGCTATACGATAAATTTTCAATTTGAGCATTTGTAACAGAACCGCTAACAGTACAGGTTAAAGTTCCGCTTGTTGGTGTAAAAGTTACGCTTACTCTTTCATTAACACCCGTACCAGTTAGTGTGCCTGTATGTGTGCCACTAAATGTAATTGTTCCTGTTCCGTAAAAAGAAACACTAAAACTTGTTGCAGTTGTAGTAACGTCTTGTGTAGATAAATTAGCTGAATTTAAAAATAAATTAGTACTCTCTGGCTCAAATAACCAACTACCAAACCCACTTGTGTAATCTATTCTTGGAATACCACTTGCAACTTCTTCTATAACTCCTTGCTCGTTTACCCTTGTAGCAATAGACGCTCTTGTAAAGTCAAAGTCGGCATCTCCATTTGAAGGTGTTACACTGTTTATACTGCCATTATCATAAGCAGTAGGGGTTAATATTATACTGGATTTTTCAAATAGTGTCATCTGTCTAAAGCATATAAAATTTGTTCCGTACCGCCTATGTTTTCAGCATAAGTACTACGTGCAACCAATACATTGATTGCTATTTGCACGTCATCTAATTGATTTGCGCCACCAGCTGCTAAATTGTTATATAAACCTAACATTTATCGAATATATGCGATAATTTTTCCACTCGAAACATTCACGTCGTCAAAGTTCCCATAAATCACTTGCCCAGTGCTTAAAAACAAAGAACTTAATGAAGTGTCGCCACCAATTGTATCAATATCGCAAGAAATAGTTGAACCTTCAAGTGCCTGAATTGCACAAAAATTTTCACCCGCAGTTGATGTTGATCCGCTTGATAAAACTCTTAAACCCTTATCGCCAAAACTTAATTTTTGAAACTCGCTTGTGTAATATAAATCAGCCATTTTAAATAATTTTATACAAAAATAAGGAATTTAAAATTGTAGCTATTTGATTTTACTCTACTGTATAAAGTTGTTGTGTTGCCATTTCTTTAAAACTATCATAACTGGTAAGTGTTTCTAATTCAGCTTGGGTTAATGCTTCTTTGAAAAACATTGTTTGATACACTTTAGCTTGAAACTTTAAACCATTTCCAAAGTCAGCAAATCTTATACTTTCCATTTGTGTGGTAAAATTCACTGTTCCACCTGTGTCTATATCGTCTGCAAGAAACCCATCTTTAAACAATACAAAGTTATCAGTTTCGTAGCTTCCTGCAATTTTCAACCTTATGTTTTTTGGTGTAGGTGTATTACAAAAACCAACGGGGTCACTATTTGAAAACACTTGAAATTGTGCTTCACCACTTCTAAAGTTTATGAATACTCTGTTAGGAAGTGCATTTTGATCAGATATTGAAAACTGAAAATAGTCAGTTAAAGTAGTATCGTATGGTATTTCTAAATCTATAAACAACGTACCTTCGTTTTGACTGCCTATTATATCTTCTGCACCACTTGCAATTTGAGCATTATCTACTGAACGAGTTACACCATTAGTTTCGCCTTGTGTTTTAATGTACGATGTCGGGTAGCTTCCTGCTTCAAGTTGAAATCCATATATGTAAAAACCACTTGCACCATCTCCCAAGTAAGGTGTTGTTTCTCCATTTTGTGCTAATAAAAACTGAACATATGTGCTTGTTGAAGTTGATGTAAAAGTTATCGAACATCTATACCAACCATTTCCAAAATATTCTATTTTAGAACCTGTTATATTTGACTTGCTTCCTATTGTTCCATTTTGCAGATTAAAAAAAGCAAAAGAACCAACACCGTCATCTTTAAACAATCTAAAAGTATTTCTACCATTTGATTTGGCAAATACAGATAAAGTATAAGAAGTACTTGACGAAATAGCTATGTTATTTCTACTTATAAAGTGCGCTGATGTAGTTGTGTTTTCAGCAAACATTTCTGAATTAAGTGAACCATCAGGGGAAACCGCCTGATTAGCAGTTGCAGTTCCATTTGTTTTACTCCAATATGCATTATCTATTTCTTGTGAATAAAGAGTTAAATTAGTCCTCTGTGGCTCTAACAACAACGTAGGACAATCTTGCACCACACCATCTAATAAAGGATAGTCAAGTCGTGGAATATCATTATCCATTTCCTCAATGAAACCCCCTTTGTTTACTCGTGTACCTTTTGAACTTCTTGAAAAATCAAAATCCCCATCACCATCATTTGGAATAACTGAATACAATTTATCCTCCTTATACGCTACGGGGATCATTGCTAAACTTGCATTGTCTTTTATATTCATTTTGTTTTGTCTTTTATCTTTTCAAATGTGCGTAATCCGCCCAATCCAAGCATTCCCAAAAGGATGGTGATCAACTGATCCATCTGTATTGCGGGAGGCATTGCATCTGGTGAAATCCAAGCAATCACATCACGTATGATGAAGTTGTATAAAAGTGCAACTCCACAAATCCAACCAATGAAAGGTCGCCAACCCGCTACAAATATGCTCCGATGTTGTGCCTCCATTTTGTTGATTTCGCTTTGTACCTTTACAAGTTCCATCATTTTATCAGGATCAATTTCTTTGCCTTTTATTGCCTCACGCAAATCCTTTGCAAATTCACCCAATGATGATTGCCCTCCACTATTTAACCCCAGAAGTTTTGCTAATAACTTTTTCATTAGTACACCCAAATTACGTTTTTGCTTTTATTAGGATCATTATCAACGTGAATAAACGTTTTGGCAATCCCTAATCGATTAAATCCAACAAGCAACAAGATTTCAATTAAACGAAACCGATCCGCTGAATTATCGCAACTCACATCAATCGCATATCCTTTCAAATGGCTTGATGATTTTGATCCGCCAACCTTATCATTTTGAGCAACCGAACGAACACCCGAATTCACACGTATTGGTTTGCCAAAAATTGTACGTGCTTGATCAATCATTTGCAATACATCTGCATCCATGCGTTCACCGCTCCCAACTTCATCGGGTGAATCAAACTCGCTAATTTTAAAATGCTTCATTTTAGAAACTTAAAATTGTGATTTGGAAATCCTCAACCCTTGCGGTTGCGCCACTTTTATCCACTTTCACTTGTATTTTCACACCGCTTGTTTTAATTGCGCTTGTAACAAAGAATTGAGTTGTGCGGGAATAACGCACTTCACTTCCTGATGATGAAATCAAATCGTGAGCAAATTCAACGCTTTTTGTAGTATCTGGAAAATACAATCTTGAATCCATTCGTGTGTTTGCTGATCCAGTTGTAACATCATAATCATTGCGAATCAATAAAACTTTTCCAACTGGCACCTCACTCAAATCAATTGTATTGGTTGCTGAATCCCATAAATCACCAGTAATGTATGTTGGCTTGTACGTTGTTTCAGTTCCAGATCCCGCCTTGTTGTTTGTTAAATCAACCCAAGCACCCGCAGTTAAATTGATGGGATTTGTAGTTGTTGCAGTATCCTCATAAAATGCAAACCCGCCCTGATCATCATATATTGCGTTCACGCTTGTTTTGATTTCATTCACATTGGTTGCGGTCACCTTGTAGATTTCCGCAAGTTGAGATGTTTGATTGTCCGTTTTATTTGTAAAAGTGATTTTTGCCATTATGATTGTAATTCAGATTGTAATTCGTTTTGTAATCCGCCCGATGGAGGAATTTGTTCCACACGATTTGACAATTCAATAATTGCCCTGAAATATGTGTGATCGGTCAAATCTTGTTCAATGTATTGGATGCCCTCATTTTGTGATGTGTACACATTAAATCCTTGATCATCCAAATCAAAATAATTCGCTGATCGTGTGCGCAACAAAGATAAACATTCATCAACAATTAGGTTGCAATCAAGTTCCCCACCATTGTCCGATTCAAACCTTGTAACCACTTCAATCCTTGTAATCACTTCGGAATTGAATGTGCTTTGGTTTTGATCCACTTCATTATTTGTAAGCGAATACACCCTCACAAATGGATACGTTGCGCTTGATGGAACTCTGTTGTAAATTGGAACAATATTGCCACGCAATGAAACTTCGTTCGTTAAACGATCAATAATGGCTTTGCGTATGCGGTGAATCACTTCTTTCATAATAGTTTTTTAAGTTTTTTATCCACTCGTTTGAGCATATTATTGAATCCAACCCTTGCGGATGAAAAGAAAAAAGGTCGTGCAGGGAGGTTGACTTCCTTTATTCCTTTGCCTTTAAATTGCGCAGCATACGAATCAGGAATGCCAAGTTCTTTCATATCTGCCAAACTCACTTGCGATCCCGTTCCAAATTCAATATATGGCGCATAATTAGCATTTGCATAAACCGCAACACCTTTTCCCGATGCCTCCGAATTTATGCTTTGTCGCAATGCTCCAGTATCTTTGGCTGCGGATTGCTTTGCCCTTCCAACAATTTCCAATGCACCCCTTCCAATTTCATTTGAAAGTTCTTGTTTTGAGAACTTTTGCAATTGCGCAAGTTTTTTATTCAACTTTGACAAATCCGCTTGATTGATTTTTACATCCGCTTTCATATTCCAACCGCTTTGATTGTTGTGTACTGATCAATTGTGGAATCAAATTTATCATTGATGCGAAACTTTTCACCCGATGATTCAAGTTCTAATACATCACTCAACAGAATTTGATTTGCTGCCTTTTCCCGCATTATTATTTCAATTGCGGTGCGTTGCTCCCTTATTCCGTTTTCCTGCGTTATTTCGCCTGAATTTTCCTTGTACGAACACCAAAATGTATGCACAATGGTTTCGGAACTTGTAAAACCTCCAAATCCATCTGCGGTTTTTGTTAGTCGCAGTATTTTAACCCTTTTATTCAACCGCCCTGCATCCATTACACAAACATTGATTTGTAAGATGAAAGTATTGTTTTAGCATCAGTTGGAATCAAATGCAATGATTGCCCAGTAATAAAATCAGCACGATTGTCGTAATACGTTGAAATGGTTTGCAACATTGCTTGTTTAATTAGCGCATTGTTGATGCCCTCTGTTATGTATGTGATTTTTACCTTTTCCGCAGCACCTCCATCCAATTCAATGGATTCATTGTTCAAACCGAGTATTGTATATGTTGCAGTTTCATCATTGATTGTAACGCTTGAAATCGATGCTACTGGTGAAAATGGCAAATCAATCAATCCTGTTGTGGTTGAATCTAAATAATACGTTCGATTTTTTGGCACAATATCCCTTGAAATGTAATTCTCGCACCATATACGAGCGGTTTCAATCATCAACGTGATCAATGAATCATCCGCTGATGTGTCAATACGTGCGTAATCCTTCACATCCTGAATTGTGATGATTTCATTTCCAGTTGTGGAATTGACTTTGATTTGCCTCATTGCTTTTATTTTGTGTAAAGTTAAAAAAAAAGAGGCACATTGAATGCGCCTCCTTTAAAGTTGAAACAGAAAGAAATCCTTTACAGAATTAATGCAAAGTTATTAAAATTATCTTTATAGATTCCCGTTGTTGATAACCTTAATGCTTTTTGCCCTTTATTTTTAATAATATAAAACCCATCCAATTCAACAAAGTAGATTGCAAAATAATCAACGTGTTTTTCTAAATACCCTTTACCTAATCTTGACAATGAAATATGCGTGTTGCTTTCCCCTTTTTTACGATCATCGGAAATATATTTGATTTGGATCTTGAAAAGTTCCCCATCCTTTTCAATAATGGCATCATAAGGTGATGCATCAAGCAATGGCATTGATACATTGAATCCGTTTTGCATTGCTATTGTGCTGAATTTATATTCCGCAAAGCAACCACGTTGATTGACATCCACGAAATAAAAGTACAAAAAAAAAGGCAACCAAAAATGATTGCCCTTTTCAACTTAAACAAACTATGAAAAACTTGCCCTATTATCGAGCAATTTTTTTCTCGAGTTCCCCGAGTTCTTTCAACACCATCAATTGCTTTGATAGTGGTAACCTACTAAATTCCTTTGCATCCAATAGTTGCAAATATCTTTTATAATCTGTTGATAATTGTTTCATTGTTCTTTTTTTGTGAGCATCATTGTGAATCCAATCAAGATTGTAAAGATGCCAGTGAATAAATCATTGAAAAGGTATATTGTACGAATGCCAATCAAAAAGAAAAGCCACCCAAGTAATCCCTTGTTAATTTTTGTTTCCTTGCTTTTCATAACCCCATCCATTTATCAGCGTATGCACATAATTGTAAAAAAGTGCAAGTCAAACCAAATGCACCCAAGTAAATGATGCACCAAAATATAAAGTTTTCAATTTTCCGTTTCATTGTTTCAAGTTTTATGCGTTAATGGCTAAAATAGCACTCACTTTAAGCATACAAGCCAACATACAATCATCCTCATTATCATAAGATATTTGTTCGTGTACCATATCCAACTCACCATCCTCATATCTTGCAATCCTCCAAACATTTAAAGAAGTTTGAAAAAATGGTTTGTAAGTGATTTGCTTTCCGCTCCAGTTTGTAAATGATGTCATAATTTTAAATTTTAATGTTTCAACACCTCAAAGATAGGAAAAAATTCTTTCCCTCCAAACAAATAATAAAAAAAAGTGCAAAAAAAAAGAGGTGATCGAATATGATCACCCCTTTCATTGATTGTGAAAAGTAAATAATTGTTTACTTTTTTCTACTCATTAGGGAGTTTCAAGTGCAGTTTTCGCAGTTGAGAATGTTCCGTTTACGAATGCATTTGGCAAATAGTTTGTCAATGCAACACGTTCAGATACACGTACAGTCACGAATCCATCACGCACGTTTGTGCCATCCTCTCTAAAGAATTCAACACCAACGTTGTCACGCACCCATAATTGTGTTCCAACACCAAAGTTCCCTGCAAGGAATGTTCCCGCAGTGATTGCAGTGTTGATCACAACTGGCACACCCATAAAGGCGGGTTGTAAACCTGCATAAACCTGATCTTTCAAATAGCTATTGTTACTATCTTTTAACAATAGGATTTTGTGAAAATCTGTTGGATTAAGCATAATGTAATCTGCTTGATATTCACTTAATGCCAATTGGTTTAATGTAGCAACAAGCACGTCAAATTCATTCGCTGATTCTACACTTTGATAGAATGCACCACCAGAAGTTGTGTCAAAATCCGCAGCATCAGTGATGATACCTGAAAGGTTTGGCGCAGATCCATTTCCTGAAAGGATTTGTGTATCCTCAACAGATAAAAGTTTTTCAGGCGCACGTGCTGAAAGGTATGATGTAAGTTGTGGAGTATCTGCCAACATTTCCTCGCTGATGCGGAAATACGTTCCAATTTTGCGAACGTTTGCATCAGAAGCAGTCATATCGAAATCAGATTGTGCAAGTGTAGCACCTTCCGCAGCGGTTGCAGCACCATTTGAATATCCAGATTCTTTCACGAAACGTACAACATCACTTGAAGTTGATCCTTGTGGAATCAAGTTTCTAACGTGAGTTGAACGTGTTGGATCGAATTTGTATCCTGCAACTCTATCCGCTGGAATTACTTCACCAGTGAAATCAGCTGCAACAGTCATATCGGCTTTAACCTCGAATGATGCTGAACGTGAATTTCCTTTTACAATGCTTTCGATTGCACCATCATTTATGGCATTTTTTAAAGCACCTTTAAAAGAAACATCTTGTTTTGATTCAAAGTGCTTTTTGTTTGCAACCTCGATTGCATCCATACGCTCATTGAATTGTGTTGTTAGGTTGCTGATTTCGCTTTTTAGCATTTGATCAGCTTTCCCAGTTGCGGAATCAACCGCTTGACCTTGCGCTTTTTCAAGTTTGGCATCGATTAAATCGCCAAGTTGATCCAATTGCGCTTTTGTATTTTCATTCATTTTTGAAAATTTTTAAAAGTTATTTAGTTAATTTATTTGATAAATATGAAAACACCTCAATTGCATCATCCTTTTTCGGCAAAGTGACCTCATCAGTCGGCTTTGTGAAATCAATAAAAAATGATTTTAATTTTAGTATCTCGGCTTCAATAGCGTATCCCATTTCATCGGAAATCTTTCCCTTGCGGATTAGTTTTGCCAATGCATCGAAACGCTTGAATTCGTTTTCAATATCCATTTTTCCTTTCACATCCAAGATCTTTGCCTGATCATTGGCTGCCAAAGTAACTGCGGATATTTCATAAAGTTTGACTTCCGTAATTTCACGATAATCATCCTTCATTTGTTTTTGTATTGGCAATATACCAACGGAATTTTCCGTTACGATTCCCGCTTTCATAAGTTCAAGCGCATCATTGCCAAGTGTTGTTTTTGGTATTTCGGCAACAAACATCAATCCTTTGTCATCCTCATACATTTCTTTTATTTTTCCAATGGGTTTATCCATTTTGTGTTGCCATAAGTAACGCACACGCTCACCATTTTCCTTGATGGTTTTTTGGTATGCACCTTTTGCAATCACATCACCATCGGAATCCTTGTTGCCAAAATAAGATCCGTATCCTTTTACGATTCCCATTTTTTCATCGATGTCGGCAATATCACCCATTGGTGATGCCTTGTATATCATTGCCATAGTAAAACTATTTTATGCAAATATAGTTATATTTCATTATTCAGTATTTGAGCAACCGCAGCACCACTCAAACCAAATCCAACACTTTCAAATTCACCAATTGCCTGTGCCTCATCCATTGGGAATGGAAACACGCTGCATCTGCAATTCACAATGTTTCCCGCTGATGCTCCAAGTGATGAATCCGCAGGATGCCTCATTTGCTCACCTTGTACGCTAAATGTTTCCTCAAATTTAACTTGCACACCATTCATCACTGCGTGATCAAAATCGTTTGGAGGAATGGATCGTGTGCGCCCATCTTGACCTGAAACCCATTGTTTCATCATCTGTTGTGCGGGAAATATAGTTGTTGCGGATTGCAATGTGCCATAATTAGCAGCATTGGTTGCCTCCGTTCGCACCAATCGGAGTGCCTGATTCCTTGAATACAAATTCGTTTGACGCAATATCACATCACGCTTTTGCCTTGCACCGAGCGCAGCAAATGTAGGATCGTTCATATTTGCTTTCAATATCCGTTGCATTGTTTTCTTTGCAGTTCCTTGAACAAGTACAATTTTTGCACCTGCATTTTGTTGCGCATATTGCCCGAATAGGTTTTGCCATTGTGTTTGAAATTGATTTGGATTAACACCTTTTTTTAAAAACCGATCAAAGTTCCTTGCATACCAATTGGCAAACCGCATTCCAGTTTGCACATATAGTTGCTCATATATTTTTTCAAATCCTTTTGTTGTAAATATCCCTTGCGTTTGGATTGTGCCTTGTTGCAAAAATGAATCAACACCCTTTTCATATTCCGATTGATAAAACCTCCGCACGGATCCAATGATTGCCTTTTCCGCTTTGCGCATTTCATTCTCAAACGCACCCCGCCAATTCGCTTTCACTTGTTTTGAAAGGATGCCATTTGTTTGTGTAGGCATTTTTTTACTTTTTTTTATTCATCAAATACCACTTGTGAATCGTGTATCCAATGGTTGTCAATAAAACCGCTATTTTTAGAAACAACTCAATTTCAGTCAAAGACAAAGCGAATGCGCTGAAGTTTAATCCGTATATTTTCAAATCAGTTAAATTCATTTTAAAGTTCATTTTTGTTTACCTTGACCACGATATTTTTTTTTATATCCTTTTTGCCCTTTGGATGCGTTCTTTGAATGCACCCCTTTTCGTTTCTTTTTTGGCTTTTCAAAAACCGATTCTATGATTCTCAATTTAGCCATTGCGAAGTTCCTCCATTTTTTTGATTGCCCAATCTACACCCGCAGTGCCACCCCATAAATTCCAAGCAACGAATCCACGATCCTTCCATGGCTCATCCTTGTATTCATCAGCAATGGTTGCATTGTCACGATGCCTGTTGAATTGTGCCATTCTTGAAACTACATCCGCACTGATTGCTTCACGCTTTGCAAGTTGATTGGCACGTTGCCACCCCACTTCCGTTCCGCCTTTTACAACATCACGTCCATACTTTTCCCGCCACTCAATCATTCGCTTTGCGTTGTTGGTTGCGGTTTGCGGATAATCATCATACATTTCCGCTTTGCTTTCCTCCTTGCTTGATAATGGATGTCCTTCTGGGAACAAATCCGTATCGTGTTTGCCTGATCTGAATTTTCCATTACGCATTGCATAAAGGAATGAATTCACACGTGCGTATGCCCATTGATCGGATGATGTTACTGATGGTCGAACTGATGATGGATTTGTATTGTAAGCACCAACACCACGCTCAAACACTTTCACAAGCATTCCAAGTGTCACACGCTTTGTTGCATCATCACCAAACTTTTCGTTGTGTTCCTCAACTTTTTTTTTCAATCCCTTTTCAACTGCATCGGAAACATCTTTTTGTTCCTCCATTGATGCATCAAAAATGGCATCCTCATATTCCTGATGCGTTTCAAATGGCATATATACAACCTCACCATCAAATTCGTGCTGATGATACCCATCACCGCCCAATTCATTTGCACGTGCAATGGCTTCATCAATGGTTGTGTACACATCTGGCATTCCTTGCACCTCCGCTTTCACTTCAATGTTCCAAAGTGCCTCCTTGATTAGTTGCTTTTCCTCATTAATATCCATTTCATCAATCGGATCTGGAATTGGCATTTCGTTTGTTTCAATTGGCAAAAGGTTTGCGGGGATGTAATAATTATCAAGCGCAATATTTTCCTCATCCACTCCGTAATTCATCACACTTCTTTTTTCGTTTGGAGTAACCCACCACGCTTTTGCAAGTTGATCAACAACCTTTTCATTCTCTTCTTGTAATTCAGGGATTGCGGAATAGTCAAAATCAATGAATAGCTTTTCACCAAACTTTGGAACAAGCCACCTGTTTAATTCATCACGTATCTTGTTAAGTTCGGGAATCACACAGTTTTGATACAATGCTTTTTTTGCCTCCTTCATATTGTTGTACGTTGCTGATTCCGTATTGTTTAGCAATTGTACTGGAACTGCATAAATATTGCACAAATCTTTAATGGATGCGTTGTATTGTTGAATCAATGAAACATCGGATGCATTCAATCCAAAGTTTACCCAAGATAGTTTTTTTGGAGTGATAATAACATCACCCGCATTGTCTGATCCTTGAAAGTTTTTGCGGAATTTATCTTTTAATTGTTGCGCTTGTACTTCATTTAAATCACCCTCATCACTTGTAAGGATACCACGTGCGGTTTGGTTTTGTAAATATTTCACACCCGTTTGCACCGCTTCATTGTTGGTTGTAAGGGAACGTAATCCCGCCCTCAATGGTGATTGCCCATACAAATGCGATCCAGTTCCATCATAGTAAGGATTGAAATCTTTGATGTGGCATATGTCATTCGCAGGAATATCGTATGCACCCTGATATTCAATGCGATACTTTTGCACTGGTTGCATAATGCCTCCAGATACAATTTCCATAATTTGTGAAGGCATCACATAAAGTTCTTTGTATTTGCCCTGATTCATTCCAGTTTCAGGTGCAATCCCATAAATGTATCGGTTGCCCGTAAGTTTACCAAACGCAATGAGTTCGCTAATCCAACTTGAATATGATTGCGCTGCATTTGGTCGCTCCAATAGTTTGTGAAGTTCCGTTTCCTCCAATTCAACCATTGCATTTTTGCGAATGAGGTTTGCTTTGTATATTGAATTTGCATCAATTGATCCGCTTGTGAGTGCCTTGTATCGCTTCACCTCGTTTTCATTCACCTTTTCATATATCTGAAATGGAATTGTTGTTGCAGCGTTTGTGATAATGTTCACAAGGGAATAAATGGTTGCGTTCTTTCTGTAACCATCTTTGATGTAAGTATCATCATTTTCAGGATTCCAAACAATGGATTCACCCAAAAATTGATAAATTGCTTTGTTGTATTCCGCTGCGGTTTGTTGTGCGTTTTTTGTAATAAGATTTTTAAACCTATCAAATACTGATGCCATCAATCAAAAATTTATTCAAAAATACAAATTTTAAATCACAAAGAAATCATTGCGGTTTTTGTATCGTGAATAGGTTGCGTATCTTAATGCATCCATAAGGTGATTGAATTT